TGATAATAGAAATTTACAATAAAGTGAATAGAAGTTTAATAAAAAATTTTTGGATCCGATTTTCAGGAGAAAAATATTTTTACCAGGGGTTTAAAGAATTATATTTAAGGACAATGATAATAGAAATTCACAATTAAGTGAATAGAAATTTAATAAAAAATTTTTGGATCCGATTTTCAGGAGAAAAATATTTTTACCAGGGGTTTAAAGAATTATATTTAAGAACAATGGTAGTAGAAATTCACAATAAAGTGAATAGAAGTTTAATAAAAAATTTTTGTATTAAATTTTAGAGAGAAAAAATATTTTAAAAATTTATTGATTCTTTTTTATTTTAAATAGAAGTTTGCATATTTCTTTTTTTGGTAATTTTTGATAATTATTAGGTAACAACTTTCTTATTTCTGGATATTTTTGATTAATTGTTTTAATTAATATTGGTTTTTTAATAAAATATTTTGATGTATAACTTTTTGTTCCACATTCTTCTTCATTTGTAAAATCAAATTCATTAAAAAATTCTTTTATTTTATTATTTTTAGTATTATTTTTAGTATTATCTTTAATATAATGTATTTTAATTTTATTAGATAAAGTGCTAGATAATGAGTTAATAATATTTCCTTTATTATTAAAATCAATAGTTTCTACATATTTTTTTAATTGATTCAAATTATCTCTATTAAATTTAAATATTTCTTTAAATTTATTATCATCAATTAATTGTAAATACTTATTACGTTTATTATAAAATTCAGGATAATATTTTACTTTAAATATAATTTGTAAAATTATATATTTTAATTTATTAATTTCTTCAATTCTTTTTTTAGGATTAACGATACCGAAATCACTTAGGTCAAAATCAATAATACGAACACCACTATCAGCAGTTATTTGTATATTTTTAGCTTTATAATCATTATGATAAATTTTATTATTATGTAAATCAATAACACCTTGAACTAATTCATTAATAATTCTATTTTTATTAAAATTATCAATAGATTCATTTTTTTCAATTATAAGATTTTCAAGATTATAAGGAACAAATTCCATAATAATATGCATATTTCTATTTAAAATCTTATAAACTTTTACAACATTACTTATATTTTCAGTTTTTTCATATACATTTTTTTCTCCTTCAAAAGCAAATTTAGATTTAAATACTTTACGAACTTTTCCATCAGATTCCATATATAAAAAACCACCATCTCCTTCCGCAAATGGTTCCCTATTCTTTATCTGATTTCTAACATTATTTACATTATAATTATCATTTGTATTATTATTCGTAATTTTGTACATTTACTTTTATAAAATATTTTTAATTAAAAATATTTTTGATACCTTTCTCTAACTTCTCAAAATCTTTATACATTTCCGGATTATCATAATTTAAATTTATAGCAAATAATAATACTATTGTTAACCACATATACATTAATATATTTAATAAAAAGTTCTCTTTATATTCATACGCCCAATCAAATCTTAATTGATTCACATATAAGAAAAATGTTATACTTGGTATAAGTAATGCTACTATTAAGTTTCTATATTTAAAGTTTACAAGTATTTTATATTGGTCTAATAAAATGATAGTGTATTTTAAAAGTATTAATCCAATAATAGTATCAATAATACATAAAATTATAAATTTTATAAAATATTTATCAATAAATGAAAGTAAAATAAATTTAATTCTGTCATTAAAATCTTTAACTTTTATAGTTTTGCCATAAATATCTTTAAGATATAAATTTTTTTTCGCAAATAATAAATCAAGAATGTAACCGAGTATATTACCTACAAAATACAAAGAAATTCCAGTACTATGTTGTATATTTAAACCGAAACCTATATTTAAAATATAATTTAGTAAATTTGCGATTATAACAGATGTTATAGAAGTTACTTTCCCCATATTTTTCTCATCTTTTAAAAATTTTTTTATTAAATTATTATATTTTATCATTTATTAAAATATATTTAATAAATTAAAAAAATTATATTAATTTAATTAATCTTCTTCATCAGATTCTTCTTCTTCATCTTCATCCTCATCATCATCTTCATCTTCTTCATCGGATTCTTCTTCATCATCTTCATCCTCATCATCATTTTCAACTTCATCATCTTCTTCATTCTCATCATCATTTTCAACTACATCATTATTAGAATCATTATTATTAACTTTTACTAATTCATTTGTATTATTTCTAGAAATAGAAGAATTTTTATAATATTTATTAATTAAATCTGATACATTTGAACCAAATACATCAATAAAATTAGAATTATTATTATTTTTATTAAATATTTTTTCAAATTCTGATTCTCTCATATTTCTAATCTCTTTTAATAAGTTTTTAACATCACTTTCATCATATAAACCATTTTTAGTATAAGCTGAACCTAAGATTTTAACTAATTCATCAGAAGTATAATCATCTCTGCTTTCTTCTCCTATTTTATAAGGAATAAATGTTCTTTGATTAGCAGATGTATGGTCATTACTTTCATCAAAAATATTACTAAATTTAGAAGAGAATTGACTAGAAAATATTTGTTCATCATAATAAGACCTAGGAACGAATCTATATTCAATTTTTTTATTATCTTTAATTTTTTGAAATTTTTCTTGATATATACCATGAACAACTAATATAATTCCAAAAAAAAATACTAATAGTATTAATAACTTCATTATTATAATAAATTAATATTTTATTATAAATTTATTCTTTCTGATTTTTAGAATTCATCCAAGGATCTTCACCACTGAATACCTTACTATTAATATCAACATTATCAACATTTACATTTTCTTCTACTGTATTATCTTCACCAACACCACTACTTGTTATAACTTCTTTAACATCTTCTACAACTTCTTTAACATCTTCTACAACTTCTTTACTTTTTTCAATAACTTTTTCGACATCTTCAACTAATTCTTTACCATCTTCAATTGTTTTTTCAACATCTTCTACAACATTTGATTCTAAAAGATTTTCTTCTTCAACTTTTTTATTTTTTTCTTTTTGAGCTTCTAACATTTCTCTCTTTCTATCATTAAATACTTCATCCTTATGTGCTTGATTTTCTCTATATTTCTTCATTAAAGTATTAAGTTGGTCTTCAGAATAATGTTGGTCATCAATTTGGTCAGCTGATGGGTCCCAAGGACACCAACAACCAACCTGACAAATAAAAATATTATGATTCTTATCCTTCCTCTTTAAAACCTCACTACGAACTTGCGCCTCTCTTAAAGTATCATATGAACCACGAACCTTTAAACCTCTTACATTAGTTTGAAAATCAACTTGTTCATTAAATTGTTTATCTAATTCTTGAGATTTTTCTTCACAAAAGTATTTATATTCATCTTGCATATGTTGTTTATTAAATAAAAATCTATATCTATCCGCAATCGCTTGAAAACCATCCGCATCATCCGGATACTTATCCTTCATATTATGAAATAATTCATTCATATCTTTACAAAAGTTCTTTGTAAACTCAGTAAATATGAAAGTGTTTTTATCATCTAATATTTTTTCTGGAGAAATGAATGATACACAGCAAAATTTTTGTCCGCGTATTTCGGGGTCTTCTTCGAGATAGTCACATTCACTAACGGAAACAACATTATTAGACATAGTTTATATTAATTTTATATAAAATAATTTATAAATGTTTTTAAATAAATTTATTTATTGTAAAATATTTTCTTTTATTATAGTATAAAATGAACGGACTTGACGTAAGAGAAGTTGTAAAGCGTATGCTTAAATATTTTGTTGAAGGTTTAGTTGTTGCAGTTGCTGCTTGGGTAATGCCAGGTCGCAAATCTGATTTAATGGATGTTGTATGCCTTGGTCTTGTAGCAGCTGCCACATTCTCTCTTCTTGACCTTTTCGCTCCTTCGGTAGGAACAAGTGCAAGAACTGGTGCTGGTCTTGGTGTTGGTGCCAACCTTGTTGGTTTCCCAGCCAAGTAAATTATTTTAATTTGATAAAAAAACAAAAAAATTAATTTTTATAATTTATATAAATTTTATATAGATTTAATAAATTCCCAACCTAAATCTTCACAAATATTTTTCCATATTAATTCTTGTTGATATAATTTTTCTCTAGATTTTAATAGAGGAAAATATTTTATATATTCATCTTCTCCTAGAATCTCTAGAAATTTATGTAAAACATAAGAATAACTTAGAAAATTCTTTCTATTCTTAGGAGAATGTTTAATAAATGGTCCTTGAATTTGTTTAAACATATCTCTTAACTTTTCTTCTAATTCTGGTGTTAATTGTGGTGTTGATTTACCTGTTATTCTATTTAATATATATGGTATATGTTCATAGTATTTATTAATTTTATTTTTCTTTAATATAGAGCGGATTTTTTCATAATTTAATGTAGCCATATTATTCACTTTATTTTTCTTTAATTCTATAAAAATTTTATCGAATACTTCTTCAGGTATATCAGTTGTTTCTTTACCTTGTGATTGTGCTATCCATTCATTAAAGTGATTAATTCTATTATAGGAGAAATAAGAAATTTCCTTAGGAGGTTCTTTATAGCCTGGTTTTTCATTATCAGTAATAATGTATTCGATAGTATTACAATCAGTGCAATATAGAAGACCATCATGAGTTAATTCATTAATATTTTTAGAATTGCAATGGTAGCATATATCATTTTCGCAAGATAAGTTATTATTAATATAATTTTTGTCTGTGCAAGAAAGATAATCTTCTAGAAGGTCTGATCTATTTTGTTCTTGTTTAGATTTACTAGGTTTCATATTATTATTAAAGAAATCTAGAATATTAATATTAGTAACATTAGATTCATCAGTATTTTTTTCAACAGAATCGAAATAATCAAAAAGTATTTCAGATGTATTAGTAAGATAGTCAATTTCTTCTTTATTAGAATTAATAGTAGAAATTTCTTTTAGAATTTTTTTTTCTTTAGTTTGTAATTCAAATAAAGTATCAGGATTTTCTTCATTTTTAATTAATTTTTTAATTTTTTTTAGGTCTTTTTCTAGATTTTTGACACTATTATATTTTTTATTAAATTGTTCTAATTTTTTTTCGTGACATACATCTAAAGTATTATTAGTTTTTTCATAATTGTGTCTTCTTTTAGTCTTTTTACTAGACTTATTTTTTACATTATCATTAATCATATAAGGTTAAATAATTGTTAAAGCTTTATATAGAATTTTTTGCGTAAAAATTAATTAATGCATTAATTTAATAAAATTTTTTTTCTAAGTATATAGTATAAAAAAATATGGGAGGAGGATTAATGCAACTCGTTGCCTATGGCGCTCAAGACATCTACCTTACCGGTAATCCACAAATTACTTTCTTCAAAGTTGTCTACCGCAGACACACCAACTTCGCAATGGAGTCGGTTGAACAAACTCTTAACGGAACTGTTGGTCTTGGAAACAAAGTTACTGCAACTGTTTCTAGAAATGGCGACCTTGTAGGACGTATGTATGTTGAAGCAACTACTAATGGAACTGGAACTGCTATGCATAATAGAGGCGCTGTTATGTTAAAAGAGATTGTTTGTGAAATTGGTGGCCAACAAATTGACAAACATTATGGTCACTGGCTCGAAACATGGGCTGAGCTTACTGAACCAAATACATCTGGTTTTGTTGGAACACAAGGTTCAACTGATGGAACTAAAATGCAAAATATGGCAGGTATGGGTGGTGTTACTGCTGCCGCTGCTGCCGCAAAAGTATATGTTCCTTTACAATTTTGGTTCAATCGCAATCCAGGTCTTGCTCTTCCACTTATTGCTCTTCAATATCATGAAGTTAAAGTATCTATTACATTTAGTAGTGTAACTGATTCTAATCCAAGCGCTGCATCTCTTTGGGCTGATTATATCTATCTTGATACTGATGAACGTAGACGTTTTGCTCAAGTATCACACGAATACTTAATAGAGCAACTTCAATTCACAGATTCTTCTAGTGGAACTTCACACGACCTTAACTTCAATCATCCAGTTAAAGAACTTGTATGGACTGGCGGATGGACTGAAGCTACTGGTTCAAATGCGGCTCCAGCTACTGGAGACTATAAATTAGTATTAAATGGTCACGATCGTTTTGCAGCAAGAGATTTAACATACTTCACTCGTGCTCAAGTATGGCAACACCACACAGGAGCCGGCGGTATTAATCCAGCTGCAGCTGGTCACGGTAAAGCGAATGATTCAATTGCTGTTTACTCGTTTGCTCTCAAACCTGAAGAACATCAACCATCGGGCACATGCAATTTCTCAAGAATTGATAACGCCCAACTTAAATCACCAACTGATGCCTTACACATCTATGCCGTCAACTACAACGTCCTTCGCGTTATGTCGGGTATGGGTGGTCTTGCTTACTCGAATTAGATTTCATAGTAATTATACAATTACTATAAAAAAATATAAAATTAAAAAAAATAATTTTTAAAAATAATTATCTGGAATAAAATGACTGATAATTATTCAATATTACTATGTAATAATGGTAAAAATAAATCTAAAATAGATACAATAATATGGTAATGTATTATAAATAAGTTTATTATATTATAAATTATTTTCTTATTATATATTATAATATAAAATGGGAGGAGGATTAATGCAACTTGTTGCTTATGGCGCTCAAGATATTTATCTTACCGGTAATCCACAAATTACTTTTTTCAAAGTTGTATACCGCAGACACACCAACTTCGCGATGGAATGTGTTGAGCAAACACTTTCAGGTAGTGTTGGTAATGGTGCATCTGTAACTGCAACTGTATCACGTAATGGTGATCTTGTAGGAAAAATGTATGTTACTTCATCAACTTCTACTATTACAGCAGGTGATTCAATTGTTGAACAAGTAGATGTTGAAATAGGTGGTCAAAGAATTGACAGACACTACAAAGAGTGGTTACAAGTATGGGCTGAACTTTCTACACCAGACTCGAAAGCTCTTGGATACAAAAATATGACTGCTGCACTTTCACATGGTCTCAGTCCTGTAGGTATGGTTCAAATTCCTCTTCAGTTCTGGTTCAATCGCAATCCAGGTCTTGCTCTTCCTCTTATTGCTCTTCAATATCACGAAGTTAAAATTAAAATTGTTTTAGGTACAGCTACTGGAACTGCTGGTGTCAAACTCTGGGCTGACTACATCTATCTTGATACTGATGAACGCCGCCGTTTCGCTCAAGTATCACACGAATATCTTATTGAACAATTACAAAGAGAAACAGCAAGTGTATCAACTTCACAAAAACTTAATTTCAATCATCCTGTTAAAGAGCTTGTTTGGACTTCAGGTGCTGTAAATACTTATGGAACTGCTAAACTTCAACTTAATGGTCACGACCGTTTTGCAGCTCAAGAAGAAGAATACTTCCAGCTTCGTCAACCAATTGACCACCACACTGCTGTTCCAGGAGTCAATGTTCCAATGAGCGATAAACCAGTGATGGTAGCTCCAATTGAAACAACTATTCTTACACATAACTCAACAGTTAGTGATAATGCTGCCGCTTTAACAGCAACAACAATTAAATTTGATTCAGTTGATATTGCAGCAGTTCCTGTAAAACTAGGTGATGTATTACTAGTAACAGTTGGTGGTCATGATGCTGCATTAGCAGGAGGTGCTGACGCGGTTGATACTCATATTGTTCAAGTAGCATCTAGTGATGATGCCACTGACCCTACATTTACATTTAATACTGCAATTCCTGCGAACTTATTTACCGCATTAACTGATGGAGATGGTTTAAGTGTTAGAATTATTGCTCGTGTTCAAGACTCTGTATCCAGATGCTCCAATTTAAACAAAAAAATTAATGTTTATTCATTCGCTCTTAAACCCGAAGAACACCAACCTTCCGGAACTTGCAACTTTTCTAGAATTGATAATGCTCGTCTTATCACTAATGCTAACTTAGCATCTACTGATAACATTTATGCTGTTAACTACAATGTTCTTAGAGTTATGTCGGGTATGGGCGGACTTGCTTACTCAAATTAAATATAACTTTAAGATTAGTATATTAAAATTAAAAAAATAATTTTTATAAAAAATATATATATTATATTTTATACTCTAGTCCAAACATTAACTTTATCTTTACCACTACCTACTTCATATGGTTCTACATTTCTATATAAATCACTTTTATGTAAAACTTTTATCATATAAAATTTATTAACATATTTATTATTAATTCTAATTTGTCTTCTAATATTTTTAACTGATAATGGTTGACTAAAATCCAATTTATTTAGTTCATCTAATACTAATTGCATTTTATAAAAATAAGTAATTGATTTTTTAAATACTTTTATATTGTTTCTTTAAGTTCTGGAATTTTTTGCTTTAATATATAATTATTATAATTTATATCTTGAACTAAATTTGATAACTGATTTTCATTTGAATCTAAATATACTTTAATATTATATATCTCTATAAAAAGATATGATGTAACGAATATTAATAAAACAATTGCCACAAAATTTAATAATGGTATCATTTTATAATAATCAGATATTTTTTTTACATATTATTATAGTTATTAATAGTTTCTAATGCCTTTTTATATTCATCTATCGTTACTGGAACCTTCTTCTTTTTTATATTATTATTATTATCTACTGGTAATACACAAAACATTGACTTCTCATTAAATAAACCCGCACTTATTATTATAAATCCCGCTGTTAACAATACTGACATCTTGAAATTTCTTGTACCTAAATAAAATATACAAAATAAAGTTAATCTTCTTATTATACTTAATTGTAATAATTGTTTAGTATTTTCACTTAAATCTAAAACTAAATATCTACTACCAATATTAAGCATAATGATAGAGATTCCGGCTAAAAGTTTATTATTATCTAATTTGCTAATATCGAACATTATTTATTTAAATATAGATAATTATAAAAAAATGAAAATAAAAATTATTGATTAGATTGAGGTTGATACATATAGTTAGGATTACCATAATACATATTAGGAGGAGGTGGATAATACATTGGTGGAGGTTGATAATTATTCAAATTACCTTCAGCTCCACCATATGTATTTAATCTATTCATACGATTACTTCTTAACATACCTCCTATTTGAACAAATTGCTCTAAAATAAATATTAATAATATTCCACTAATTAAATATAATCCTAAATCCATATAATGTTTATCAGATTCATAATCAGTTTTAGGAGCTTTTTCCGATATTACAGCTGAACCACTTCCTCTTTTAACTTCTGAACCCTCTGAACCAACCACTGATTTAGCTACACTTCCTTGCTCAGGCTTCATAGAAGTTGTTACACTAATTGAATCATCTACATCAAAAGATAAATCAGATGTAA